TGCCAAGGACAAGTTTGACAATCGCGTGAACACTCTGACCCAGCAGATCACCGATCTGAACGGCCAGCTGTCGCAGCGTGATACTGACCTGAACGGTCTGAATGAGCAGCTTACCGCCGCCAAGAATGACGCGGCAAAGATGGCAGATGTTCAGACCCAGCTGACGGCATTGCAGGGCAAGTACACCAAGGATACCGAGGACTACCAGAAGAAGCTGACCGCTCAGGCATACGATTTTGCTCTCCGTGAGGCATCCTCCGGGCTGCATTTCTCGTCTAACAGCGCAAAGCGGGCATTTCTGGAGGACGCAAGCGCAAAGGGCCTCAAGCTGGACGGCGGCAAGCTGCTGGGATGGGATGATTATGTCACTGCATACCGCACTGCTGACCCCGGCGCATTCAAGACCGAGGCCCCCGCAGATGAGGGCGGTAATGGTGGACAGGGCGGCAATCCCCCTGCTATCGTGCTGCCCGCTGGCTCTGGTAAGACCGCTGGCGCAGAGGGCGGCAAGAGCCTGTTTAACTTCAATTTCGCCGGGGTGCGGCCCAATCCCGCCGAAAAATAATCCGGGCCAAATAACGATCCATAGGAGGTAAAAATCTATGGCACTGCTCAACTATGCAACCCAGTATCAGTCCGCTCTGGAGCAGGCTTATCCTTACAGCCTGTTCTTCGGCGATCTGTACGCCACCCCCAACAATGGCCGCTTCCGCTTTGTGGATGCTAAGACCATTGCCATCCCCCATCTGTCTACCACTGGCCGTGTGGATTCTGACCGCGATACCATCGCCACCGCCACCCGGAACTACGATAACAGCTGGGAGAATAAGACCCTGACCCATCATCGTAAGTGGTCTACTCTGGTGCATCCGCGCGACATTGATGAAACCAATCAGGCCGCGTCCATCACCAACATCACTCAGGTGTTCAACGAGGAGCAGAAGTTCCCGGAGATGGATGCCTACACCATCAGCACCCTGTATTCCGAGTGGGGCAAGCTGAACCATACCGCAGATGCAACCGTCCTGTCTGTGGCTAATGTGCTGTCTGTCTTTGATGACATGATGATGAACATGGACAATGCCCGCGTTCCCGCTGCTGGCCGTGTCCTGTACGTCACCAACGAGGTCAAGAAGATGCTGAAGAACGCCGAGCAGGTGCAGCGTTACATTGATGTCGGCAAGAAGAACGCAGACATTGACCGCACTGTTTCCCGCATTGATGAGGTCAAGATCATCGGCGTTCCCTCTACCCTGATGAAGTCCAAGTACACCTTCGACAAGGGCTATAAGGTCGCTACTGATGCTGACCAGATCAATATGCTGCTGGTGCATCCGAGTGCTGTCATCACCCCTGTTTCCTACTCCTTCGCCACTCTGGATGCCCCCTCTGCTGTGACTGAGGGCAAGTACATCTACTTCGAGGAAAGCGATGAGGACGTGTTCATCCTGAACAACAAGTCCGATGCTCTCCAGTTCAACGTCACCGCCCACGCCTGATCTGAGCGGGCCGCAAACACTAAGAGGTAATGCTAATGGTAAGTTATCTGACGTATGAGCGATATAAACAGCTGGGCGGCACACTGGACGATACGGCGTTTACGCTGGCAGAGTTCAAAGCCCGGAAAAGGGTGGACTACCTGACTGCATCGCGTGTGCAGAAGATGGCGAACGTGCCGGAGGCCGTTACCCTTTGTGTTTTTGCGCTCATCGGGCTGGAAACGTCCATCGGTGCAGAATCGCAAATCAGCTCTCCGCTGGTTACGTCCTACAACACTGATGGATATTCGGAAAGCTACGGCAACATTCCCACCATCGCGGAAAGCGATGCCATTATGAACAAAACGGTGCGCACATATCTGACCGATGAACGGGATGATAAGGGCACACCGCTTTTGTATAGGGGGGTGTACGGCTGATGCGTGGATGCACAGAGGTCATTACCCTGCTGAATGCACAGGTAGACCCGGATACCGGGTATGACGTTTATACGCCTACCAAGATAACGGGTGTATCGTGGTACAGCATGGCAGCGGCTACTGTCACCACGTCCGGGCTACTTGCTGCGGACCAGTACACGGTAAGGATACCTGTTGATGCTGATTTTTCCGGGAAAGGCTATGTCAATCCGATTGCGTACAAAACGGCAGACCCCGCTAAAAGTTTCACTATTCAGCGTGGAGATGTGATTGTACGAGGCACGATTGACACGCCATCCCGGATTACGGCGGCAGACCTTTCCCGACTGATCGGCAGCGATGGTTCGTACATCGCATTTACGCCGCCCGATCCGACAGCTACCACGGTGGACGCTATCACGCCCGCCAGTGTCCAGCAGACGTGCCCAGACGTGTTCACGGTGTTATCTATCACGGATAACCGTAAAGCCCCCCATGCGCAGCATTGGAAGGTGATCGGAAAGTGAGTTACACCGTCATCAATGCCCGTTTTAACTTCGGGCGATCTGTCACTGACTTGTTGAGAGCCAGAAACCTTGAAAAGGGCGGCAAGGTACAGCAGGCCATTGATAATTCCGTTATTGCGTGGAATATGCAATATGTTCCGTGGAAAACGGGAACGCTTGCAAAAAGTCCGTATCGTGCATACACCCCCGGTAAAGTCGTATACGAGGGGCCGTATGCACGATACCTCTATTATGGTGAGGTCATGGGGCCGAACATCCCCGTTTTCGATGACGATAGCGGAGAGCCTACACGGTTCTTTTCGCCGCCGGGTATGCCGAAACACCTCACGGGCCGCAAGCTGAAATACGACACCAGCACAAACCCCCTCGCGGGTTCGTTCTGGAACGAGCGCATGAAAGCGGATCACATGAACGATATTTTAACGGAGGCGAAACGGTATGCCGGAATTAAATAGCACTGAACAGCTGCGTTTGTGGTTTCGGAAATGCCCCGCCATTCAGAACAAGAATCGTTTTCGGGTCAACTTTCTTTCGGAAAGTCCTACGGAGTATGCGATCTACTCAGTACCGTCCGAAATCAGAACGCATGAGAACATTATCGGCGAAACCGTTCTGGATGATATTCAGGTGCAGAATTTCATTTTTGCATCGAAAGAATCTTTCGGCCCTGACATTCAGCAGAGCCTTGCAAATCTAGGCTTTTATGATGAGGTCATGGCGTGGATTTATCAGCAGAACACGGTTCAGAACTTCCCGAATATCCGGGAGGGCCGGGTAAAGTCCATCGTTCCTACGCTGACTGCATACCCCGCTGAAGTTGGTAGCGGGGCTGCTAAATATCAAATCCAGCTAAAAATGACTTATAGGAGGAAATAAGCATGGCTAATAAGGTCGAGCGCAAATATCTTGCGCACTTCATTGATGCCTCTTTCGGTACTGGCAGTGCCACCCCGAACTACGTCCGTCTGGGTGCCGATCTGGAGGAGTATAACCTCGATCTGAATCCCGACATCGAAGTGTCTAAGAACATCCTCGGTGACGGCACTATCAAGCACAACGGCTACGAGCCTCAGTCCAGCGTGGATACTTTCTACGCTGTCACCGGTGATCCGCTGTTTGAAACTCTCAGCGACATCGCCAATGAACGCAAGACTGGCGATGACTGCAAGACTACCGCTGTCGATGTTCTGATGACTGACAAGGGTGTTGTCACTTGGGCATACCGTGAGGATGTCATGGTGGTTCCCACCAGCATGGGCGGCGATACCAGCGGCGTTCAGGTTCCGTTCAGCGTCTACTACTGCGGTAATCGTACCAAGGGTACTTTCGATTTGACCAAGAAAACCTTTACCGCAAACACCGTGTCCAGCGTTAAGGCGTAATCACCGTTTTATGCTGGGGGCGTGGCCTGAAAGGGCTGCGCCCCATTTTTATTTGTAAAGGAGATTCACTATGTCTGATGAAATCAAAACCACCGATACTATGGAAATCGTTGTCGATGACGGTATGCGGGATGTCCGTATCCGCAATCTGAAAGGTGAGCAGATCGGTCTGTTCAAGTTCCGGCCCACTGACATGGGCATTATTGACCGCTATAACAAGTTGGTCAAGGACTTTGATGCTATCACCGAGCCGCTGGCAGATGTCAGTATTAAGGCTGATGGCACGGCGGAAAGCGAACTGGATACCAGCAAGCTGAACGAGGCGGAGCAGCGTCTGTATGCCGCCTGCGATGAAATGTTCGGCGGTAACATGAGCGAGGCATTCTTTGGTAAGATGCACCCGTTTTCCCCTGTCAATGGCGTGTTTTTCTGCGAAACCGCGATCTCTCAGGTCGGTAAGTTTATCGGCCAGCAGTTTGGTCAGGAACTGAAGAAGATCAACACCCGCGTGGAACGCTACACGAAGAAGTACGCGGGCAAGGGCCGTGCATGATCGGGCAACTCCCGGAAAGT